TATGACATCTACCGTGCCATGGATGAGCTCATCCCCGGCATGTATGAGGCCGTGGACACGATGCCGGGCCGCTATACCTATCTGGGCGGCTCCACCACAGGCGGCGCCGTGATCTACGACAACGGCAAATTCCTCTATTCCCACCACGCCACAGACCCGTGTAGCGGGCGGCTGGTCAATGCCTTTGACCTGGTGCGCCTCCACCGTTTTGGTGACATGGACGATGAAGCCCAGCCCGGCACGCCCACCATCCGTATGCCGTCCTATAAGGCCATGTGTGAGCTGGCCGTGCAGGACAATGACGTGGCCGCCCTGATGAGCCAGGAACGGTGGCAGGACGCCGTGCGGGACTTTGAGGGCGTGGAGGCCACCAATGAGGATGACCCCGCCAACTGGATGAGCAAGCTGGCCGTGAACGCCCAGACCGGGCTCCCAAAGGCCACCATTGATAACGTGTGGATTATCCTGGAAAATGACCCCCTGCTCCGGGGCCGCTTTGCCCTCAATCAATTTGCGGGCCGTGGTGAGGTCCTGGATGCCCTGCCATGGGATAGGCGCACCTGGCGCCGTCTGTGGGACGATAACGACACCCAGGGCCTTTACTGGTACATGGAGCGGTATCATCACATCACCGGCAATGGCAAGATTGACGGGGCCCTCTCCCTGCACTCCACCGCCCACGCTTTTAATGAGGTCCAGGACTATCTCCAGGGCCTCCACTGGGACGGCGTGCCCCGGCTTGACACCCTTTTCATTGATTACCTGGGGGCCGCTGACACCCCCTATACCAGGGCGGTGACCCGCAAGGCCTTTACCGCCGCCGTCACCCGTGCCATGGTGCCCGGCAGCAAGTATGACAATATGCTCATCCTCTCCGGGGCCCAGGGCCTGGGCAAGAGCACCCTGCTGGACACCATGAGCCGGGGCCTGTTCAATGACAGCATCCGCACCTTTGAGGGCAAAGAGGCCTCTGAGCTTTTGCAGGGCGTGTGGCTGGTGGAGATCGCAGAGCTGGACGCTTTCCGCCGCACCGATATTGCCCGCATCAAACAATTCCTCTCCCTGCGCAATGACCGTTTCCGGGCCGCCTATGGCCGCCACGTTAAGGAGCTGCCCCGCTGCTGTGTGTTTTTCGGCACCACCAACACACGGGATTACCTGCAAGACCGCACGGGCAACCGGCGCTTTTGGCCGGTGGACGTGGGCGTGGTCCCGGCCACAAAGAGCGTGTGGGCTGATCTGCCGGACGCCGTTGACCAGCTCTGGGCGGAGGCTGTGGTCCGCTGGCGCATGGGTGAGACCCTTTTCCTCCAGGGTGAGATTGAGGAGGCCGCCAAGGCCAAGCAGGAGGAGCACCGGGAAGTCAGCGCCCGTGAGGGTATCATCCTGGACTTTATCAGCAGGCAGGTGCCGGAGGACTGGCAGAGCTGGCCCCTGGACCGCCGCAAGATGTTCTGGGCGGGCTCCGTCAACGGGGAGGTCCCCCTGGTGGAGCGTTCACAGGTATGCGCCTTGGAGGTGTGGTGTGAGGCTCTGGATGGCAAGCAAAAAGAGATGCGGTATGCCGATGCCGCAGAGATCAATGAGGTCATTGAGGCCTGCCCGGAATGGGCTAAAACTGCGTGCTCCGTGCGTTTCGGATACTGTGGAAAACAGCGTGGATTTAGGCGGAACATTTAGTGGAACATTGGTGGAACATTCAAAAATGAATGTTCCACCTGCCCGGAACATGTTCCGGGCAATGTTCCGGGCAATGTTCCGGCTGAAACCCTTGATATATAAGGGTTTTTTAACAGGTGGAACATTGGAACATTTATTTTCTATTGATTATAAAAATATAGAAAATATAGAGTTTATAGGCGCCTATACGTCTATAAATCCTATATACACGTGTATTTATAGGAAAAATCGCTGAATGTTCCACCCCCGCAAAAGGAGGCTGAGGAAGTGAAAGAAAGTCAGATTGAGAGGTATCTGGCCCGCAAGGTGCAGGAGCACGGCGGCCTGTGCTTCAAGTTTGTTTCTCCGGGAAATCCTGGGGTGCCAGATCGCATTGTTATCACCCCCGCCGGTAAGACCATCTATGTGGAGCTGAAAACGGAGATAGGGCGGCTGGCCAAGATACAGCGATGGCAGCGGAGCGAGATGGAAAAACGGGGCGTGGACATCCGGGTCCTGTTTGGCATGGAGGCCGTGAAAGAATTTTTGAGGGAGGTTTTCCCGGCATGAAATACACCCCGCATAACTACCAGGCCTATTGCATCCAGCGTGTGGTGGAGGACCGGGCCGTTGGTTTGTTTCTCCGGCCGGGGCTGGGCAAGACCTCCATCACCCTATCCGCTGTGAATATTCTCAAGTATTTCCGCTGGCAGGTGGCCAAGGTCCTGGTGGTGGCCCCCAAAAAGGTGGCGGAGGGCACCTGGCAAAAGGAGGCGGCCCGCTGGGACCATCTCCAGCACCTGCGCATCTCCACCGTCCTGGGCAGCGCCTCCCGGCGCATAAAGGCCCTCAGCACACCGGCGGACGTGTACGTCATCAACCGGGAAAACGTGGAGTGGCTGGTGGACTACTACAAGCAGGCTTGGCCCTTTGACATGGTGGTGCTGGATGAGAGCACCAGTTTCAAAAACCCGCAGAGTAAGCGGTTTAAGGCCATGAAAAGGGTGATGCGGTTTATCAAGCGGATTGTGCTGCTGACCGGCACACCGTCCTCTAAGGGCCTGATCGACTTATGGGCGCAGGTGTACCTCCTGGACGGCGGAGAGCGCCTGGGGCCCACGCTGGGAGCCTACCGGGAGCGATACTTTGACCCGGACCAGCGGAGCCGCACCCAGATCTTCAGCTACAAGGCCAAAAGCGGTGCGGAGGACGCCGTGCTGTCCGCCATCTCTGACATCTGCGTCTCCATGAAAGCGGAGGATTATCTCCAGCTGCCACAGTGCATAGAGCACGAAATCCCCGTCATGCTGGATGCCAAGGCCATGCGGGATTACAAGCAGTTTGAGCGTGATCTGCTGCTGGAGGTGGATGAGGAGGTCATCACGGCGGGCACCGCCGGGGTGCTGGTGGGCAAGCTATTGCAGTATTGCAACGGGGCCGTCTATGGCAATGAGGGCCAGGTCATCCCGGTCCATGACTGCAAGCTGGAGGCCTATATGGAGCTGCTGGAGCGCTTGGATGGGGAGCCGTGCCTGACGTTCTATGGGTATCAGCATGACCGGGACCGTATTCTGGAGCGGCTGAAAAAGACCAAGCTGAGGGTCCGGGTGTATAAGGGCACGGAGGATGAGGATGCCTGGAACGCCGGAGAGGTGGACGTGCTGCTGGTGCATCCCGCCAGCTGTGCCTATGGCCTCAACCTCCAGCAGGGCGGGCACCATGTGGTGTGGTACGGGCTCAACTGGTCCTTTGAGCTCAATGACCAGGGCCGGTGCCGCTTGTGGCGGCAGGGCTCCCCGTATGACAAGGTGTATGTGCATTATCTGATTGCGCAGGGGTGTGAGGATGAGGATGTCATGGCCACCATCCGGGACCGGGCGGACACCCATGAGGCTGTGATGCGGGCTTTGAAAGCCAGGATAAAAAAGGTTAAGGAGGAGTTGATCGCATGACTGAAAAAGAGAGAATGAAAACGGATGTTGTCTTTGTGGATACCGTCATCCGGGAGTGCGCCATGCTGACCATCCAGCATGAGGCGGACCAGCGGAAAATTGAGGAGCTGGAGCAGACTATTGCGGACCAGGCTGAGAACATCAACAGCCTGGAGGCTCATTCCTACACACGGGAGGACGCCGATGCCCGGCGCTATACGGAGGCCCAGCTGAGGAAAGCTATTTCTGATCTGCATTTTGTCATGGCGGGCGGAGACCCCTGCAAGGTGTGTGCCGTCAAGTGTGCCATGGGCACGGGTGAGTGTAAGCCCGTCTGGAGAGGTGAGGAGCGATGACCCTAAAAGAGCTGTCCCAGCTGTATTACTTAAACCGGGAGATTGAGATGGATAAAAAGCGCCTGCTGGAGCTGGAGACAAAGGCGGTCTCCTGTTCCGCACAGCTCACTGGGATGCCGCATAATCCCAGCGTCAGTGACCGGGTGGGCCGGTATGCGGCGGAGATCGTGGACCTCAAGGGCATCATTGAGGCCAAGCTCCAGCAGTGCATATATGAGCGCAACCGGCTTGAGCGGTATATTTCCAGCATTGATGACAGCCTCATCCGCCAGATCTTCACCTATCGGTTTATCAATGGGCTGCCATGGGCCCAGGTGGCGGCGTGCATTGGAGGACGAAACACGGCTGAAACGGTACGGCAGGCGGCACGCCGTTACATAAAAAGTGACGATGCGGACGATGTTGTCACGAATGTCACACGGAGCCGTGCTATAATGTAAGGGCGGGTGTATGCCTCATGTGAGATATACCTCCTTGGTGAATGGCGGCAAGGTGATGGAGAATGAAAACCCTGACCCTTGCCGTCATTTTCTATGCTTTTACTGGGGTGGTGAGTGTGGCCAAAATTACTGAAAAGCAAAAGCGGTTTGTTGCGGAATACCTGGTGGACCTCAATGCCACACAGGCCGCCATCCGTGCCGGATATAGTCCCAAAACGGCCAATGAACAGGGGGCCCGGTTGTTAACAAAAGTTAGTGTTCAGGAACATTTGCAGAAACAGCAGGCGAAACTGCGTAACAAGCTGGAAATCACCCAGGAGAGGGTCATTGAGGAGCTGGCCGCCATTGCATTTGCCAACGGCACAGACTTTGTGACTGTGACCTCCTCCGGCCTGCTGCACATCAAGCCCACCAGTCAGGTGGACAAACAAAAGCTCCCGGCCATTGCGGGCATCAAGTACGGGGCCAATCTGGGCGTGGAGATCAAGCTGCATGACAAGGTGCGGGCCCTGGAGCTGTTAGGCAAGCACCTGGGCGTGTTTGACAGCAAGGGCGGCTCCGGGGAGCAGGAAAACAACATCTTTGACGTGATTGCCCAGAGCACCAGAGAGGAGATAAGCACGGATGATATACCAGAGATTGAGCCCCCGGCAAAACCTGGCGATGACCTGGTGGAATAGGCCGGGCTTTGAGGAGTATGACGGCATCATCTGTGACGGCTCCATCCGCTCCGGCAAAACCGTGGCC